TGAGTTCAGCCATTGTCCCTGACAGTTGTGGTGACTTTCAATCCCTCGTCACGTCCAATGATCTCCACCAAGTGCACATCATAGTCCTGTGCTCCATATTGAATCAAGGTGTCCCTTGCATTGACATCAGTCCTGAACCTCAGGATGAACTCCACCCGATTGATTGCCACTCTCTGATCTGCACCCTGTTTCTCACCACCTCCCTTGAATGTCACTTTTGCCCAAGCATGACCCTCCACCCTTGTGGAGATCAACTCAGTGTTCCATTCATCTGTGGTGGTCAGCTTTGACTTGATCACCACTCTCTTGTCCAGTTCCCCAATGTTCATGGTCAGAAGGACTTGAGACGGTAGGGGTTCATCAAATACTGAGAGGACATGGGGATCTCATGTTGCTTGAAACGTGTCACATCTTGACGGTTCTCATAGAGATGACCAATGATCAGGAGCATGGCACTGACAAGAGCAGAGGGAAGAGTGGTGGAGTCATATCCACATGTCACATAGATCCTGACTGCATTCAGTTCATCCTTCACGTCCTGGGGGATGTCAAGCATCCTCAGACGGGCAGGATAGTCTTTGCCATCAAATTGATAGTCCTTCGCTCCCACTGAAGTCTCTAGACTGTTCTTGTTGACGTAGGCAACACCGTTGGTCTCTGTCACATTGATGTTGACATCAACCCCCACAAAGAGATCCATGAAGTCATGGAAGTGATCATGACGGATCACACCGTTTGTCCTCTGAAGGAACGTCCCAGTGTACTTCTGCACCACTTCCTGTGCAACACTGATCAGGGAGGTGATCAGGGTGTCATCAGTGTCATGATCCACACGGAGGTGGTTCTTGGCAGTTGCAAGTGACACCACGTTGGTGGCATCAGGAAAGGTGGTTTGATCAAACTTCATGAGCATGGAAAGTGAAGAGAGGGGACATCCCAATGATGCCCCCTTCCTTCAGGTTGTTAGGTCTTAGGCAGACGGAGTTGCGTTTGCACGGAGTCCTGCAAGAACTTGGACAGATCCTGCACGACGGACGTTGGCATTGGCATACATGTTCGCAATCAAACGGACTGTTCCCTGATGTGCCAGTGTCAGACTGTCCACGGTGATGTCCAAACCACCAAACTTGGCAATGAAGACATCAGACGGATCAACAAAGAAAATTGGACGGACATCCACAGTGTTGGTTGTGCTTGTGATCCCACTGAAGTAGGTCTTCGCAACAACATTCTGTTCCTTCACATTGGTTGAGGTGAAGACAGGATAACCGAGGATCTGACCGTCACCGTGCAAGATTGCACCACCTGCACTCTGAGACACTGCCTTCAGAGATGCACCCATTGAGGGATCCATCAACAGACAGAGGTTCTGACCTGCTGGATCATTTGACAGGAAGTCACCTTCAAAGTTGGTGAAGTCTGCATAGTCAGAAGCTGCACAGACAGTTGCAGATGCAACAGATCCATCTGTGATGTTGGTTGACCCAAAGAAGTTTGTGCCAATCACATACTCATCCAACTCATTTGCCAATGCCACACTCATGTCACGGGCAATGACTGCATCAAGAGCAGGATCAGACTGATTCAACATCTGACGTGTCAAGTCCATCCGCATTCCAAAACGCTTTGGAGACAACGTCACAGAACCAAAGTCACCATCAAGGTTGTTCAAGGTTGCAATCTCTGCCACTTGACTTGCATCTGCATCAGGCAATGAAGGCAACACAAGATCACCAGTTGCTTGGATCACAGTTGCCCCCATACGCTCCAAGACTGGAACGGGACGGAGTCCCTCAATCATTGGGGCATGATCAACACCACGGACTTTGTTGCCTTGGTTTTGACCGTTGGTGTCATCAACAGAATAGGTCTCATTGGCACGGGATTCACCCATCAAGAAGGATGGAATGGTGATGTTGCCACGGGCAGAAGCACCACAAGAACCCAACTCAGAACGTCCCTCCTGAGCCATCTCTGCCTCAAGACCAGTCAGACCACCTTTGTTGACAATGTCAGTGATTGCTTTGGACATGGAGAACCGTCCACGGATCTCTTCCACTTCCTTGGCTTCACTCTTAGCAGTTGCACCAACGGCAAACATTGCCTCATTGGTCTTTGCACGTTGGATCTGTTGATCCAATTCTGCCACCTCTGTGTGGATGGCATCCTGCCGTGTGTTCTCATCATCTGAGAAGTCACGGTCTTCAGTGGCAACGGTGTTCAGGAGAGTTTCCAACTCCTCAACCAACGCACCACGCTCTTCCATAAGTTTCACGGAATTTTTCATGATTGTTGTTTCAGTTTTTGGAGTTGAAGCATAGACTGTCCCCACTTCAGACGGTCTCTTTTTTGCTCCTCATCCAGTTCAGTGTTGTTTGTTTGTTCCAGTGGTATCTCAGGCAGTGATCTGACCATGACTTCTGTCTGTTGATATGCACCATAGGTGCAGACAGAGAGATCAATCAGTTGTCCAAGTCGTGTGATGTGTCTGTGGGGTTTCCCGTCTCTCTCCTCCCATTCATCCTCTTGGACGGTGAAGGCAAAAGATGCCTCATCAACGTCCCCTCTTTGGATGGATTCATGCAGATCCTTGGCATAGGTCTGTGAACCCACAGGGAATGAGAAAAACACACCGTTCTCATCAATCTTCATCTCCAGTGTTCCCTCCCCGTTCCTGCTCCTTGCAAGTGGGAAGTTGGGATCATGGTTGAAGAGCATCCTGACATCATCATTCATGACATCATTGAATGCCTCCTGACCAATGCTCTCAGTGAATGCACCGAGATCCGTGGTCTGATTGAAGACGGATGCATACCCCTCAACACGTTTCTCATCTTGAGTCTCAGGGGTGTCCTGACGTGACTCAATGCGTGTGCTGATGTAGCGTCTTTCCATTGTTGTTTGTTGTGTTGGTTGAGTGGGGAAGTCTGTCATGCCTCTTCAGTCTTTGTGAGTTTGTCACCATAGGACTGGGCAGAGTCCAGGGGGATCTGATTGACTTGGATCAGGTGGATGTCACCTGCCTCTCCAATTCCATTGAGATCCTCCATTTGACGGACTTCATTCACAGACATGAATCCGTGCTGAAGTGCCGTGGCATAGAAGTCACGTCTTGAGGCAAGGTCTCCCCTGAGGAGAGACTTCATGTCAAACTTGGCACTGTACTGTCCACGCTCCCTCTCAGGGATCAGTTTCCTGTCCAGTTCCATCTCAAACTTCCGTGCCCAAGGGATCAGTGTCTGTTGGGCAAAGGCAATGAGGATCTGTTCAACATTGTTGTATGTGGTTGATCCCTCTGCCTGAATCAGGATGGGTGGGATGTTGAAGATCCGTGCAATCTCTTCCACTTGGAACTTCCGTGTCAGGATGAACTGTGCCTGATCAGGTGGGATGGTGCTCCTTTCATATTTGAGACCGTGTTCAAGGATGGCAGTCTCATGTGCATTCTTGATCCCTTGGTGTTGGGATGACCAAGTGTTTTTGAGTCTGTGATATTGTTCATCAGTGAGACTCTTGTCTGTCATCAGGAATCCACCTGTGTTGCCACCAGTCCCAAAGAACCGTGCACCATACTCCTGAGATGCTTGGGTGATCCCAAGGTTCTCCATGTGGAGACGGATGGGACTGAGACCCCTGAATGCTTCAAGCACAATGAGATCCTCTGCATAGTAGATCACCCCTGAATGCTTGTCACGGTAGATGATGACACCTTCATGCACATCCTTTTGGATGTCTTCAGGATCAAGTGGGTGAAGTGCTTGAGGACGGGAGGTGATTGACCCACGCTCAATGAGAGCATATGCACACCCATACATCAGTGAGTCACTGATCATCCGTTCAATGAAGTTGAATGAGTTGAGGTACTCATTCGGCTCACTGTTGATCATGACAAAGGCAGGGTGTTCCTTGGCAAGTCTCTTCCCGTTGTCTGTCTCCTCATAGAGGTTCAAGGGAAGGGAGGCAAGGGTGGTGCTGATCTTACTGATGGCAGCATAGACTGCCGACAAACTCAGAGCACCCTCTTCAGTGACAAGGACACCTGATTTGGTGTTCCGTCCAAAGATTCCCATGAAGGGAGAGGTGATGTGTGTGCCATGTCGCTCCTCAGACTCAGAGTTGGTGTTCCTGTTCCTGAAGAGTCTCAAAAAGTCCAGTTCAAGGGAGAATCTCATTGGAGCAAAATTCTCCCCCCTCTTTCAGGCAGGGGTTGACGTTGTCAAGTTTGTTCAGGACATGATTCAGGTGTTGACTCAGTGTGACTTTCTCTTAGCTTTGGGCAAAATCAACACTAAATCATCATGAAAACCCTTTTTTCATTCATCCTCCTGACTTGTTCTGTTGTTGCCTTTGCACAATCAGAATACACACCTGACATGGTTGCAAGCACGACCAAGAATGTCAAGAATATCACCAAATACACTGCAACTGACGGTTCTGTTTGGGAAGTTGGTGGTGACGTGACGTTTGGCAATGCCACTGGGAACGGCACTTTTGTTTGGGTGCAGGCAGGTGATGGGATCATGACCCCACTTGTTCAGGCAGGTGCTTCATGGGGTGGCAAAACCGTTGAGATCAAGAAGATCAGAATCTCAGGGACAAAAAGAATGGGATTCACTTTGTATGTGACTTGCAAAGGAATTGCCCAACCCATGCACGTCAACATTGAGAAAGCCATTGAAGTTGGTGAGGTTGTGACTTCAGGTTACACTTCAGAGAAAGCGTTGGAAGAGTTGAAAATGGCGAAGGACAAACTGGACTTGGGATTGATCACCCAAGAAGAGTTTGATAGAATCAAGGCAGAACTTGCCCCCTACATCAAGTAAAATCAAGGAGGTTCACAACCTCCTTTTTTTGTTCCACCTGCTCAGAACAGAGGCAAAGTTCTCGTGTCCGTTGTAGCGTGTGCGACCAAAGACACTCATGTGATCATGCTCAACAGACCAGTATGCATCACCGTTGCAGTGGTGGTCTCTAAGACGTGAGAAGTATTCATCAATGAACCCCTCACGGGTTGAGATCTTGGGTGCAAGATTCAAGAGTCTGATCAGTTCATTTGGGTTGTTGGGATTGTAGGTCAAAGGGTGCGGATTGTGTAGTTGTCAGGAATGTTTTGGGGTTGTTCAGTTTGTTCAGTCAACTCTTGTCCAAGAGCCATGATCAGTGAGATCACACCATCAATCTTGTCCCCTGACTTCTCTTTGTCAGGTTTGATGTTGCCACTGGGATCTGTCCTCAAAACCACGTTTCCAAACATCCACCTCAGGACGGGATCACAACCGTGTTGGATCTTTCCCTCACTCATCAACCTCTCCACAGATTTGGATGGTGTGGACATGGAGACAAACCCCTGCCCGTATGGTTTCATTGACAACCCATCAGAGGCAAGGTTGATCACACACTGAGAGGAGTTGAATCTGTCAAATGCAATGGACTGGATGTTGAATTGGGATGCAAGAGGATCAGGGTCATGCTTGACCTGTCCATCCACAATGTGAAACCCAGTGATGAACCGTCTGATGGAGTCATAGTCTGTCACATTGCCTTCAGTGATGAAGACATTGGGCAGTTCACTGAACTCTTGATAGATCCTTGATCCAGTTGCCTGAATGCGTTTGTGCACCGTCTCCTCAGGAATCCAAAACCAACTCCTTGTCAAGTACCCTCCACCCTGCATCTTCCACACCAAGGACAGTGCAGTGATGTCTGAGACTGATGCAAGATCCAGTCCACCCCAACACGGTTCAGTTGGATCAGGTTGGATCTCCTGTTGGTTTGCCATCACAACCTCATCTGCAATCCACGTTGCAGACGAACTCACCCACTCATTCATGTGCTTGGTTCTGAAGTTGACAAGCATTGAACCACCGTAGTTCTGAGACTGAGTCAGTTCCTTCTCAAGGTAGGTGGAGGGAAGAGTGACATCCAGTGATGGGTTTGCCTTGATCCAAACCTCAGGATCTGTGAAGTCATCATCTTCATCAAGGGTGTAGATCAGTGCAAAGAGGGAGTCATCTTCTGTCTTCCCCTCCAACAGATCACAGGTTGACTTCATCATGTGAAAGCACGGACTGTTGATGTTGAATCCTGCCGTGGTGATGATGGCAATCAGAGGTGAAGTCCTTGCCCCTGTTGCTGACTTCAAGACATTGAGAAGGTCTGCATCCTTGTGAGCATGGAACTCATCAAGGACGGCACAGTGCACATTCAGTCCATCTGCACTCTTGGCATCAGAGGAGAGTGGTTCTGCCTTGGAATTTGTGGATGGGACTGCAAGGTTGTTCCTGAGGATCTTGATCCTCTTCTTGAGGTGAGGTGATGATCTGACCATCCGTGTTGCCTCATCATGACAGATCCGTGCTTGGTCTCTCTTGGTTGCTCCCCACACCACTTCACTTGCCTCCTCCCCATCAAAGTCCAACATGGCAAGACCAATCCCTGCAAGGAGTTGGGTCTTCCCGTTCTTTCGTGCTACTTGGCAGTAGAAAGTGGAGAACCGTCTTGATCCATCATCCCTCTTCCACCCAAAGATGTTTGCCACTGCAAACTGTTGCCAAGGCAGCAGGGTGAACGGTTGTCCTGCCCACTTCCCTTTGGAGTGGTGCAGGAATCTCTCAAAGAATTGAATGAAACGGTCTGCATCCTGCTCATCAAACCACAGTCCACGCTTGTGTCCATCCTTGAGATCATCAAGGTGTCTCTGACAGGCAAGTTTGATCCATTTGGAGGTGGTGATGTTGCCAGTGATCACATCATGTGCATACTGATCCCACCCTGTCATCCACCTGATCCTGTTTTGAGTGTGAGGTAAGGGTCTGCAACATCCTTCTTGATGTTGCTGAAGGACATCAACTTTTCACGGTCAGCAGGAGACAGTCCCAACTTGGCAGAGAGAGTGAGGACATTCTTGACTGCACGTTCAAAGGCAGTGAAAGTCCCTGTGATGTTGGTTGCACCTGAGTCAAACTCCTGCACCACATCATCAAGATCCTTGATCTCATTTGATGCTTGGATCATGATGTCAATGTTCTTGGCAAGGACACTGAGCAACATGGCATCCACTGAATAGAGGACAGATGCCTCATTCAGGTGATCAACAGTCAGGTCATAGAAGTGACGTGCACTCTCATTGAGTTCAATGACAGGATCAGGGAACTCACTCCTGTCCACCGTGGACTCCTTTGGTGTGATGTCACGGTCAGGACGGATTGTCCCTTGGATTGCTTTCAGTGATTTGCTCTTTGCCATGATCAGTCTCTTTCCCAGTAGTCTTCCCAGTCATATCCTCCACCCTCCTCTTCAAACTCAGAGATCTCAGACTGCAATTCATCAAGCACCTTGTGACTGACCAACTCAAAGATCAAGTCTGTGATGTCCTTGCCTTGATAGGTGAATTGAACCAACTCCACAGAGGATGGTGATGGAGGCAGTCCTGATCCGTCAGGATAGTATCTCACCCCGTCCTCTCCCTTGGTGTAGGTGTACTGAACCTCCACAGGTTCATCCGTTGTCACTTCCCAGTCCCAGTGTCTCATGACCCCCCCCTTGAATTTGTGCCAAAATCAACAGCTCTCTCCTCGACGTTCCCCCGTTGGTTGTCTTCACAATGTTCAGACCCCCTTCCCCCATGCTCTGAAACCCCTGAAAACACTGGGATTCCATGAGACTCCTTGCCACTCTTTGAGTTGTGGCATTTGTCACACAATGGTTGGAGGTTGGAGAGATCAAAGAACTCACCTCCACTTCTGACTGGGATGATGTGGTCAATAACACGGGCAGGAGTTACCCTGCCCATGCCGTTGCACTCCAGACAAAGTGGATTGTCCATCAGAACCTGTTGCCTGATCACTCTCCACCTCTTGGTCTTATACCTTGGATCATATGCATGTGGAGATCTGCCACGGGACTTGTTCTGATCCTGTGAAACTTGAGAGACCCAAGGTCTCCCTTCAGACTTCCAATCAAATGAAGGCATGCCACAAAGATCAGGAGATTTGCTTTGATATTTGCGGTGTGGGCGTAACGTGGGGACAACTATCCCGAGGCACTGCAAATGTGCCTGATCATAGCTTGGGCGAATTGAAGGACTGAGTGAGTGTTCCTTTCAGAACGTGGGGGGCTTTGAGTGCCCCCACTGTCAGGAGAGAAGACTGTTGGTCTCACCTGAGAGAATGCGAAGTTCGGACTCACCAAGACACGAATCAACGCAAGTGCAAAAGTGGTGGACAGATTCATTGATCAGACCCTTGGCTTGTGTTTGATCATGTGACCGTTCTTGTTGCCGTCCTTGTCAAAGGAGATCACCACCTTGAACTCCACCTCTCCATCCTCATCAAGCCATGAAGGGTGAGCATCAAAGGACAGTGCAACTGGTGACAGGAATCCCATCTGAGCCATCTCAGGATCAACCTTCATCTCCACGGTCTTGGTTTCACGGTTGTCATCCTTCAGGATGGACTCAATCCACCTGTTGCCTCTCTCCTCGTCCAACCCTCCATCCTTCATGATCCTCTGCACATCCTCCACTGTGACCTTTGGTTTTTCAGGACGGTCTTTGAAGATGTTGGGATCTGTGGGGGTTGGTGGTTCAGGGATGTTCACACCCTTGAACTCCTCCTGATGTTTCCAATGTTTGTGGATCTCAACTGCACGGGGATCAGGTTCAGACTGACCATCCCAGTCAAACACCTCCTCCTCCAATAGGCAGTGGATCTCCCAACAGGAATGAATCCCCCAATCTTCATTGAAGGTGTTGAGCAGGGGATAACCGTGCTCCCAGTAGGTTGGCACAACCTTTCCATCTGCATTCCTGGACTTCACATAGAAGACAAAGTCAGTGGGTTCATTGCGAAGCAACCAACTGATCAACTGCTTGCCTGATGCATACCCCTCATCATAGACTGGTGGATGGATCTCGTCTCCAATCCTGTTGATCAACCATGTGTCTGTGAGTCCACCCTTGGTGGTTCTCTCCTTCCACACACCGTTGATTTCTGCTCCCCACACCCTGTCTTCAGTCACATCATCTCTCCTCATGGACACAACCCCATTGACCTGCAACCTTGGACTCAGGACGGTCAGACCAAGATCAAAACAGTTCCTGAAGTAGCCAGTGAACACATTGTAGTTGTGCCCCTCCAACTTCTCAGTGACGTTCCTGATGAAGCCATCAGTGACTGGACGATACCCATCCCTTGCCTTTTGACGGACTGCCTCATCATCTGAAGTCAGGTCTGCCTTGGTTGGACACTTAGACAGACAGACGTTGTTCCAAGTCTGACGGGTCTTCCCTGTTGCTCTTTCGATTCCTTCCCAACTCCACCCCTGTTCATCACGCATGTTCTGCACCAACAGGAGTGCCCAGTTCTGACGAAGATGGAACTCAAGACGGTGTCTCTCCTCCCGTCCAAGTCTCTTGGGCTTGGAGTCAAAGGGTGTTGCATAGTCTCTCCCAATGGTGAGATCCTTCACATGGGGGTTCTGTTTGCTCTGAACCGCTTGTCTCCTTCGGATTTCGTTGCCTTTGGACATGGATTGTCTCCTTTTGTTTAAGGCAAATTTACTCCTCGCAACCCCACGAAGCAAGCCAAAAGTCAAATCTTTGGGGATAGGATGTGGAAAACAGACCCGACAACTGGGGTCTCAGTCTGAAATTTGCCTCTATATTTGCGTTCTCATTCTTCCAGTGAACAAATGATCTCGATGCCGCAAATACTCATTCAAATATAAGAAACGGACATGATGAATCCCAACCCAAATGCACTGCCTGTGATGCTGACTCCATCAGAGGTTGCCAAGTTCCTGAAGGTCTCTCCTGCAACGGTCAGGAATATGATCAAGAGGGGTGACTTGGATGCAATTCAACTGAAGGGTGGACGTGGGATCTACCGCATCCCCCTCTCAGCAGTCAACACTTTAATGGGCAATGACCTGTCCCACAATTCTGAAAACAGGTCAGTCTTCAAATTTTGAAAAATGTCACTCCAGACTTTTTTGCCTTTCTCCTTTGGTCTCAAGGTGAATCCCAACGGCACATGCTCAACCCCTGTTGAGCCACAAGAGACAGTGTTCCCTTTTGTCAAGAACCGCAGGTTGTGGAATGATGACTTCCCTGAAGTTGCCTTCTGCCCACAAGCCATTGCAACCATTCATGACATGTACCCCAATGCCATACTCACACGGGAGGAGTGCAATGAACTTCTTGTTCAGCACGGATTCCCCAAGATGAATCAAGGCAACTGGACACATGCTTGTGATGAAGGTCTGATCACCAAACTCTCCATCAAGAGGTTCACCAAGAAGCACCCCAAGGGTGTTGCACTCTACTGTTCCAACCTTGTTGGCAACACATTGAACCAACTTGCACATGATCAGTGCATGTGGCTATTTGACGGGGAAGACCCCCACGGTGTTGGCATCACCAACCCAATGGACAAACTCCAATGGATCAGTGACTTCACAAACACCTTGGAACAGAAGGGGTCAATGCAATTTGTGAACTGTGATGTGGGTTTGCCATTCTGATGGGGGGAGTGTTTCACTATTCCCTGCCTGATGACTCAGTCAGTCATCAAGCACTGGACACCTTCATCTCCAACGTCTGTGATGCCACGGGCATACTCAAGGCAGAAGTCCTGGGTCATGGACGGAGGAGAGAGGTGGTTGACCTGAGGCACTTCCTGATGACAGTGGCATATCATGAATTTGGGCTGACTGTCAAAACGGTTGGCAACCTCTTTGGGCGTGACCACAGTTCTGTGACCCATGCCAAGACCAAGATTGAAGACATCATCACTGTTGGTGCTCTTCAAAAAGATCCTCACCTGAGACTGTGTGTGTCCGTTTCAGAGCAGGAGTTCATCAATCAATTTGGACACACGTTCCACGAAATATCTAAATGGCTTACACCGAGAAAGTGACCTTCGAGATCAACCTCGACAAAATCAACACGGCTGCAATCCGCAATGCCTCCAACGGCAAGTGGTTGAAGATGACCCTTGTTCCAACCCCTGACAATGAGTTCAACCAGTATTTGGTCAGTCAGTATGTGAAGGGAGAACAGGGTGTGATTCTTGGCAATGGCAATGATCTGAGCACCGTCCTTGAGAAGATCAAAGGACAACAGTCAGCACCTGTACCTCAGGCAATGGCTTGGGAGCAGCAGCCAAAGACGGAGTCCAACCTTCCTGAAGACTCTCTTCCCTTCTGAAGTGACTGATGGCACATATCACCTGCACCCCTGAGGTGCAAGAATCAATCTTTTGTTGATGGGGCAGTTGCAAACTGGTGACTGCCCCTTTTTAGGCACTGAATTTCAATGAGCATCCCCCCAACAAACAACTCTCTCATCCCCATCTTCCGTCCCCAAGAACGGACGTTTGATGTTGACCTTGTCCGCAAGAACCGCATCAAAGGAGGTGTGTCCACGGGCTTTGAATCCCTTGATCCATACTTCACCGTCAAACGGGGGTTTCCCCTCTTCATTGCAGGTGCACCCCACCACGGAAAATCACAGTTTGTCAAGCAACTTCTTGTCAACCTGTCCAAGCTGCATGGATTCATTCATGCCATCTACATGGGTGAAGAGGGGTCAATGGAGGACATTGTGCTTGAGTTGGCTGAGATCTACACGGGCAGGAAGGTTCTCCTGCATGATGACCGAGGCAACCCACAAGAAGACGTATTGAGTGAGCAGGAGTTTGAGGAGGTGTTTGCATGGATAGACCGTCACTTCTACCTCATCAGTCCTGATGATGCAGGGGTGGACTCCTTTGATGTCAGCATGTTCCACCAGTGGGTGGATGCATATGAGCAGGAGCACGGGGTGAAGTTTGACACCACGGTGATTGACCCTTGGAATGACCTTGTGTTGGATCTCAACACTAAAGGAGGACGTGAGGATCTCTTCCTTGCAGATGCACTCAAGAAGGTGAGAGACCAGTCAAGGAAGCACCACAGGACGGACATCATCACCACCCACATTGCCAACCCACACTCAAGGTTCAGGACAGAGAGGGGTGTCCAATACTCTCCCCCTGCTGACCCTCATTCTTGGGCAGGTGGGCAGACATGGCACAGACGTGCCTTCACCATGCTCCTTGTCTACCGTCCCCCGTCTCCTGACACCCTGAAAATTGGGAAGTGGAGTGTGGACACCACCGTTGGAGAGACATGGCTGTTGATCCAAAAGTCCAAGCCAAAGGGAGTGGGCAAACTTGGCAAGGTGACACTGTTCTACTGCAAGGACACCAACACTTATCAGGAGGACAGACTGGATGAAGACTGAGGGGATGAAGGTGGGATCAATGCACCCCACTCAGAAGTGGAATCCACTGGAGTTGATCCTGATCCGTTGCAACCTCGATGCAGGGAGGTTCAGGTTGGAGAACAGACTGAATGAGATGTTGGAATCAGGTGAGACAGTCACGGATTCACAACGCAAATACACGGAGGAGTTGATGGAGACCTTGTCCTCTGCAATGATCGCACTCCAAGACTTGGAAGGTGAGAGAAACATTGCCAACCACACGTCTCTGCTTGAGAGGATTGCCCACACCAAGACAATGCTCAGACTTGAGGAGGCAGAGAAGCAAATTGACAAACTGAAACAAGAGGGAGAGCACCTCAGGATCTCCCTTGCAAAATTCATGAGATGAAACTGAACGAAACTGAAAAGGCAACACTGCGAGCACTGTTCACACAGAACGGGCTGACCAAGGATGACATCTTTGTTCACCGCAACTTCACCATCATCAAACGGGCAGGGATTGAGAAAATCCAAGCCAAGAATCAGATCCGTGTGGAGTTCGACATTGTCAGGTGTGATCCCGAGTTTGTGGTCATGAAGGCACATGCCTCAAAGGAGGATGCCAACGGTGGTGACTACACCATTGAGACCTTTGGGTCTGCAACACCACAGAACTGCATGTCAAAACACTTGGTTGAGATGGCAGAGAAACGTGCACTGTCAAGAGCCATCCTCAAGGTGACCAACATGTATGAACACGGGGTCTTTGGGGAAGATGAAGATGTCCACCGTGACTGACTGGATTGATGACCACTTTGATCAACTGGAGGAACGTGTGCCTGAGAGCACACGTTTTCTTTTGGAGGATCTCTTGGAGACCGTCTACATGGAGAGTGAGATGGAGACAGTCCAGTTCCTTCACAGGATCTTTGACCCTGACCTGACCCCTCAGGGTGTCAGTGATCTGTTCAGGGAACTCAATGACAGACGTGTGCCTGTGAGGGATCAATATGCCCCACGGCAAAGAGACCTGAATGAGTGGATCAGGAGTTTCTGCCTTGATTGATGGCTTTCATCAGTTGCATTGCCGCCACTTTGCTCATCTCCTCCTGACTGAGATCAAGGTATTTCAAGAACGCACTCTCTGAGTTGTGCCCAGTGAGTGACATCAGTTGACCGTTGGACAGGACTCCACGCTTGTAGAGGTTGGTGGCAAAGGTTCTCCTTGCAGTGTGGTTGGACACCAACTCATGCAGAGGCACACGTTCAATCTTGCCCCCATCACTCATCTTGGTTGAGACCTTGTCAATCATCCTGTCCAATCCTGCAATCTTGCATGCCTCTTTGATCTTGGAGTTCATCTGTTGCTCTGCACCCACCTCAGGCATGTTCCCCTTCCACTTGGTGATCACTTCACACAGTTCAGGCAACACTGGGATTGTCACCTGTTCCTTGGTCTTGGACTGAGTGAACTGCAAGAAGGGTGGACACTGATTCCCTGCCTGTTTCCATGCATCTCTGATGATGCCAGGCATCCTCTTCAGATCACTGATCCTCACCCCTGTCCAACATGCCACCATGAAGTGGTCTCTGCACTTGGTCAGTGCAGTCTTCTCCCCTCCAAACTTCCCACGTCCTGAGAAGTCATGACTCCACAGTTTCTGCAACTCCTCCTCTGTCAGTGTGGGCTTTCTCACCTTGATCTCCTTTGGGATGAATGCCTTGGTCTGAAAACTCTTGTTTGTGTGGACGTTCCTGAGATAGGATTCCTTGAGCCATGTCTT